TACTACCAAAGCCTAGTAGCCGTGGCTAATCTTATGACTGAACACGGAAGCAGGGAAGTCTTAATGGACTTAATAGAGATGTCTATGCAGTTAGATGTAGTCTCAAATAGTATTAATTAGTAATTGTTATTTATCCTAAGTAGTAGTGGTTTTTCTACTTAGTGTTAATTAACCCTATATAGATATATATAAGGAGAGTGTGATAATGGGTGTCCAAATAGCAACCCACCAACCTTGTCCTGACTGCGGCTCGTCAGATGCCTTAACAGTTTATGACTGGGGAACAAAGTGTTTTAGTTCTGGCTGTAAAGCCGTGCATATGAGTGACAGTAAACCTCGAATCAGGGCGGTTGAGAACAGTAAGATATTCACCAAGATTGAAGGCAGACCTAAAACCATAGTCAGTCGTAACATCAATCGAGCTACCTGTGAGTTTTTTGGTGTCGTGGAAAGTGAGGGTAGTTTCTGCTTCCCTTACACAGACGGTGATGGAAACATCGTGGCTTACAAGAAGCGAAGCGTTGCAGAAAAGAAGTTCTGGACAGAAGGGCAATGGGGTCAGGGTAACCTGTTTGGGCAGTCCCTGTTCCCTAGCGGTCAGAAAACAATCACAATCTGTGAGGGAGAGTTTGATGCAATGTCTGCTTTTCAACTGATGGGTAGCACCTACGGGGCGGTTAGTGTCCGTAACGGGGCCGCTTCAGCACTCGCTGACTGCAAAAAGAATTATGAATATTTAGATTCGTTTGAAAACATCTACGTTTGTTTTGACGCTGACCCACAAGGACAGGATGCAGCAAAGCAGGTAGCTGAATTGTTTGGAGCGAAGGTAAAGATATTTAAACACGATCCAGGATTCAAGGATGCAAGCGATTACCTACAAAAGAATCTTACCGAGCAGTTCAACAACACCTGGTGGAAGTCTGAACGTTTTGTCCCTGATGGTATTGTCGATGGGTCTACTCTCTGGGATGAAGTAAATAAACCCGTTGAGAGAAGTCTGGTTGACTACCCATTCGGTGGTCTGAACAAGCTGACCTACGGGATACGACCACAGGAGCTGGTGCTGTGTACTGCAGGTTCAGGTCTGGGTAAGTCTCAGTTCATGCGTGAGTTGGTCTATCACATACTCAATAACACTAAGGACAACATAGGCTTGATGTTCCTCGAAGAGTCTGTAAGGACTACCGCGAGGTCGATGATGTCCCTCAAAGCGAACAAGCTGTTGCACCTGCCACACACACAGGCTAGTGAACTTGAACTCAGAGAAGCGTTTGAGGCTACGCTGGGTACGGGGAGACTGTTCTTGTTAGATCACTTTGGTTCTAGTGAGGTTGACCGCATCATAAACCGTGTCAGATACATGGCGAAGGCGTTAGACTGTAAGTACATTTTCCTGGACCACGTCTCTATTGTTGTTGGTTCACAAGAACACGGTGACGAGCGTAAGAACATTGACGAGATCATGCACAAGCTCAGACAACTGGTTCAAGAAACTGGTATCTGTCTATTCGCTGTGTCTCACCTGAAAAGACCTGACGGTAAAGGACACGAGGAAGGCGCGGTTACGTCGATGAGTCAGTTACGGGGTAGTCAATCTCTAGGTCAGTTACCTAACATGATCATAGGACTAGAACGTAATGGACAAGCTGAAGACGAAGAGGAACGACACACCACTAGGGTCAGAGTCCTGAAGAATCGTTTTTGTGGTATGACCGGACCTGCCTGTAACTTGCTTTACCAGCGTGATACGGGTAGGATGATAGAAAAACTTGATGAGGATTCATTGTAATGTCAAGCTGGTTAATCTTAGTGATAGCTGTGGTGTATCTAATCATAGCTGTCGATCTCTTAATCAAGGGGCAGACCGCATTAGCAGTTACGTTTGTTGGGTTCTGTCTCGGTAACTTTGGGTTATACTTACAGACATGAAAAGATTAGCGATTGATATTGAAACAGATGGTTTAGATTCAACTGTCATTTGGTGTGCTGTAACTAAAGACATAGACACTAGGGAGGTTAAGGTATGGAAATCAGCAAACGAATTACGCCAATACATAAGTTCTCAAGACCTGTTGATTGGTCACAACATAATCAAGTTCGACTTACCTGTTTTGAAGAAGCTATGGAATTTGAATACGGACTCGAACCCGTTAAGAGACACATTGATTATGTCAAGGTTACTAAACCCCGTGATCGAAAAAGGTCACAGTCTCGATGCATGGGGCGTGAGGCTAGGGCTAAAAAAAGGGGACTTCAGTGACTTTGATAAAGGATTGTCTGAGGACATGGTTGACTACTGCATCCAAGATGTTGAGATCACTCATGCACTATTTACACATCTTGATGATAGTTTACTGGACTGGGGTAAGTCAGTTGATCTTGAACATGAGGTGGCGCAGATCGTTAAACAGCAAGAAGAAAACGGATTTAAGCTAGATGTCCCGAAGTGTATGTCCATGCTTGCTGGTTGGCAGCAAAGCCTTGTAGATATTGAGTCTGAGCTGCAAGAAATCTTTCAACCGATTGTTACTGAGCGATACAGCGAGAAAACTGGTCGGCGTTTGAAGGATAAAGTGGAGGTGTTTAATCCAGGTTCGCGTAAGCAAATAGCGGAAAGGATGATGGCACTGGGATGGAAACCTAAGAAGTTTACTGAGAAAGGAACACCAATTGTCGACGAGAAAGTACTACAAACTATTAAAAGACCTGAAGCTGCTAGTCTTCAACGATTTCTACTTGTTCAGAAACGGGTGGCTCAAGTTAAATCGTGGGTTGAAAATGCGGATGAAGGGGGACGGGTACACTGTCAGGTCAGAACCAATGGAGCAGTTACGGGACGAATGACCCACAGTAATCCTAACCTAGCTCAAGTCCCGAGAGTAGGTACTGAGTATGGTGAAGAGTGTAGATCAGTATGGACAGTAGAGGACGGTAACGTACTCTTAGGTGCTGATGCCAGTGGTTTAGAACTACGTATGCTTGCACACTACATGGACGATCCTTCTTACACCAAAGAGATACTCGAAGGTGATATCCATACCAAGAACATGGAAGCTGCTGGTCTAACTAACAGGGATCAAGCTAAGACATTTATCTATGCGTTCCTGTATGGTGCTGGTCCTGCCAAGATTGGTGCTATTGTTGGAGGTGGTGAGCGTGAAGGTAAGAAGTTAATTGACAGTTTCTTAGCGAACACTCCCGCCCTACAGAAACTTAAGGACAAGGTGAGTCGGTTAGCTGAGAAGGAATGGCTACCTGGATTGGATGGTCGTAGGTTAATTGTTCGATCACAGCACGCTGCGTTGAATACACTGCTTCAAGGTGCAGGTGCAATTGTCATGAAACAGGCTTTAATTATCTTGCATAGAAAGCTGGTTAATGGTAAACTTAATGCCCGTTTCGTTGCTAATGTGCATGATGAATGGCAGATTGAAACAACTGAAAAGGATGCTGAGATGGTTGGTTTTTTAGCAGTGCAAGCCATCCGTCAAGCAGGAATCCGTCTGAAATTACGTTGCCCTTTAGACGGGGAATTCAAAGTAGGACCAAACTGGGCAGCGACACACTAAAGCTAAAGGAAACTAAATGAAACCAGTTAAAATTAAAGGTGATGTAATGTGGGCTAACTTGGACAAAAAGAACAGGTTGTCCGGTAAGTATCAGTTAGAGATTTGTAACCTATCTGAGAAAGCAATTGAAGCTCTACAAGATCAGGCGATGTTGGATGTAAACCACGATGACGAAAAAGGATACTACATCACGCCTAAGTCTCAGAACTATCCAATCAAAGCGTTTGACGCAGGTGGTCAAGAGATTGATGCTGTGATTGGTAATGGGTCTAAGTGTACTGCTGTAATCAAACCATACAAAAACAAGTTCAATGGGAATATCAATGCAGGCATTTCTGCTATTACTGTGACTGAACTGGTTGAGTACATTGCTGAACCTACAGACACATTAGTACAAGAGGCACTGTAGTATGGGAAGACCGTCTCTCAATAATGCAACTGCACTGATAGACGGTGATATCCTAGTGTATCGGATTGGGTTTGCTAGTGATGATGACGATGAGAAGTTTGCACTCAGTCGCATGGGTAATTATGTTGAGACATTAATATCACCTACTTATGTGGATGATTACTCTGGTTACATCACTGGTCGATCCAACTTCCGATACCAAATAGCTAACGAGAAAGATTACAAAGGGAACCGCAGTGGCGCGAGAAAGCCTAACCATTACGAGTCCCTGCGTAATTACCTTACTGAGAAGTGGGGTTTCGAGTTAGTTGAAGGTGAAGAAGCGGATGATGCAATTGGTATCGCAGCCTATCAAATGAGGGCGGGTGCCTTTTGCATTATGTCGCTTGATAAAGACCTTGATATGTTGAGGGGATGGCACTACAACTTTGTCAAGGATAATCTTTATTACATTACTGAGAAGGAAGCCATCAAGAATTTTTACTTACAGATACTTACTGGTGATCGAGTGGACAACATTCCAGGATTAGTTGGGATTGGTCCAGTCAAAGCAGGTAAGTTACTGGAAGAATGTCAGAACGAGAGACAATTATTCGCTGCCGTATTAGAGGCGTATGAGGATAACCTTGAGTTACTTACAGAACGAGCGCAGTTACTGTGGATTCGTAGAAAACGTGGAGAGATTTGGACTCCAAAGTTAACTTAGGGAGGAAGCAATCAAAACCCAAAGCGCGAAAGCTAAAGGTCGTAAACTACAGCAATGGTTTAGAGACAAGATCATTGAGGCGTTTGACTTTTCTAGGGAAGACGTAAGGTCTACTAGCATGGGTGCAGGTGGAGAAGACATACTGTTTTCTCAAAAAGCTGGAGATACATTAGGCATATCAGTAGAGTGTAAGTCTAGGAACTCACTTGCTGTCTATGCTTTTTACTCTCAAGCGAACGACAACTGCCCTGAAGATAGAGAACCTGTCCTGATAGTCAAGCAGAATCACTCTAAACCACTAGCCGTAATTGATGCGGAATACTTCATACAACTGCTAAAGGAGCAGCATGAGACACCTAGTAATACCTGATACCCAATGTAAACCTGGCTACCCTACTGAACATTTAGAGTGGGTAGGTAAGTACGCAGCAGAGAAGAAACCTGATGTTATTGTCCACCTCGGAGACCACTGGGATATGCCTAGTCTGTCGATCTACGATGTTGGTAAGAAGTCCTTTGAAGGTAGGACATACAACAACGACATCATTGCAGGTAACTTAGCGATGGATAAGTTAATGAAGCCTATCGTTACAGAAGTCAATAGGCTAAAGAGAAATAGAAAAAAATCATGGAACCCTAGACTGGTTTTCTTGATCGGAAACCACGAACAAAGAATACAAAGAGCAATTGAGTCTGACAGGAAGCTAGAAGGTTTGATAGGATACAACGACTTCAACCTTAGTAAGTACAACTGGGAGGTCCAAGACTTCTTAGATGTCAAGGTCATAGACAACATCGCGTACAGCCACTACTTTACTTCTGGTGTGATGGGTAGATCAGTTACTAATCCAGGTCTGCTACTACAAAAGAAACACATGAGTTGTATTATGGGACACGTTCAGGATCGAGCAATATCATTTAGTAAACGTGCTGACGATACTAGGATCACTGGTATCTTTGCAGGTATCTGTTACCAACACGATGAAGATTACTTGACACCACAAACCAATGGTAGTTGGTCAGGTATCTGGATGCTGAATGAAGTGAACAACGGTAGCTTTGATGAGATGCCAATTAGCCTAAC